TGCCTCCTGGGGCTCCTGCCCTTCCGGTAGTTTGGGTGGTTCCGGGCTGGCAATGCCCTGCCAGCGAATCCAGGCTTCTGCTGATGGCTCACGAATGATGACTTTGGCGTTATCCCACTCCGGAACGGAGACTTCTTTTTTACGAAAGCCCGCCATCGGTGCCAGTGCCAGTGCTTTAAGACACGGTTTTGACATTAATTTTATCGCCGGTCTCCCGGCGCTCCGTTAATTGATGGTGACGGTGCAATCAGAAGAAGTGATCACAGTGCCATCGGCATCAGTAACCACGCAGGAATAAACCCCGGCATCACCGGATACAGCGCTGGCTTTCGTAAACGTTGCGCTGGTCTGGCCGCTGACCGTCGAGGTGCCCTTTTTCCAGGCGTAGGTATAAGGTGCCGTACCGCCCTGGACGACCACGCCCATGGTCAGGGCGCTTCCTGCCGCGACCGTTTGGGACGCCGGAAGGTCAGTAGTAAAGGACAGGACTCCTGGGGCGTTAATATTGGTGGGTTTACCTTTCAGACGCAGCGAGAACGTTGCAGCAACCACGCCATTGGTTTGAGAATCCCAGGTGTGCTGTCGTACCTCAGCGCGCATCAGGAATCCATTACCAGACGGGAAAATAACCTTAAACCCATAAACCCCGTCGTTATCATATGCGGCACGAAGTGCATCCTGCGCCGGGTTGCGGTAGAAGTTACCGGAAAGTGACATTTCAGACGGAGCAGGAAGGCCGTTGATATTTTCCGTTTCATCCGAACAGAGCGTTGTCACGTCAATATCGTTTTTCTGACCAGCGGTAAAGCTTGCCTGTTTGATAGTGCAACTCAGGTTTAACCAGGTTGCGGTATCCAGCTCTGCCTCGGTGACCGGCACAGAGGTAATCATTACTACCGTTTTTTGGGCACGTTCAAATAGTGCTGACATCGCAGCCTCCATAAATGAAAAAACCGCCAGTGGCGGTCGGATTGGATTGGTTTTTGTCAGGCAATAACCGTTATTTCGAGGGTTGCCCGATGAAGATGGGTTGTCGTGTCGTAGCCAGGAATTTTTGTCACCTCGACAGGTGAAAGTACCTGCAGGCGAGCCAGGGCGTCCAGGCGTAACGCTCTGGCTTCGTCATTCGTTTCAGCCCATACATCAACCTGAATGCGCAGTGTCGACTCTGCCTGGCCGCAGAAAACATCCCCGGCAACATCAGTCGGTATCGAGAAAATGACATAGGGAGTGGAAACTGCAGGAAGTCCGTCGCTGCCTAGCGGCACCACATACGGATAAACCCGCCCGTCTGCCAGCGTCGACAGCAGGTCATAGAGATCATCCTCTGTCATTTTGATAACACCTCATCGATAGCCTGATTCATCCGCTGCATCGCCACCTGCGTAGCTTCTTCCATGCGGGTATCAAAAGCTGGGCGAACAAACGGATGTGCAGGCGCCGTAGATGTTCCCAGCTCCACGAAGCGCCAGTAAAACGCATTCCGCTTGTTGCTGGCCTTCATTGTATTGTCGCTGTTCCCCGTTCGCGGGTTAACGCCACGAATATGCACCCCAGATGAAATTTCACCGCTACGGCGACTTTTCTGGGTGACGACAACAACGTTTTTCTTCAGTTTTCCGGATTTCTCAGGAGCGCGATCAATCACCTCCTCGCGGAGCAATTCGGCACCAGCACGGGTCGACTCCCGGAGAACTTTATTATTTTCGGCCTTGCTGAGCGTTTGCAGATCGTGGGCAATATCCTGCAACCCGGAAAAATCCAGATTCACATCAATCATTTTTCGGTCCCCTGTTTGCAGAGAATTTCCAGCCGGGTTCCTTTGATATCCGGAACCGGAGGCCCGGTAACGTTAAGAACGGCACCTTTAAACGGGCCGGTGCGTACCTTCAGGCGGGAAGAAGCTGAGATGTCTGTACGAAAACGCACCCAGACGCGAATGGTGGCATCAGCACGCTCAACGCCAGCGGCTAACAGCTCCCTACCGCTGATCCCTTTAACCTCGGCCCAGATAGTTTTTCCATCAGCCCAGCTTTCTACCGGCTGGCCGGAAGGTGTTTTTGATATTGTGAAGTTCTGAATAGTGACGCGATGCCGTAATCGTCCTGCCTGCATAATTCCTCCTAGAGCGGAATATAGCGGTACGGCTCTATCAGCGATGTAAAGCCAAATGGGATGCTGGTTTTTGCTGCGTCTGACGACTCTTCTCTGTTTTCATACCAGTGCCCGACAAGCAGCATCAGCGCCAGGAGGATGTCGTCAGCAATCACCAGCCCGTCAGGATCAGTTTCCGGCACTTCTTCTTCATAAAGATGGCGGTTGATGAAGCTCTCCGCCTTTCGGCGCGCGGCACCATAATAGAGCGTAAGCACCTCATCTTCCGTGGTGTCGTCGATATCGATCCGACACTGCGCCCGCAACATCTCAATCGTTGTGCTCATGTGTTTTCCCTGGCCCGCAGCGAACTGCGGGCATAAAAAAACCGCCGGAGCGGTGGAGGTTGAAGCTGATTATTACCTTAGCCGCCAGATGCCGGTTTACCCACCAGCGCCTTAATCGCGCCGGTATCTTCCAGTACGCAGTCGAAGCGGTGGAAGGCCAGGAAGCCTGTCTGATCGTACTCTGCGTAACGCTCAACCAGCCGTTTCAGCGTCATGTAAGTGACGCGACGAACGATAAAGCGGTTAAAATCGCCGAAGTAGGCAAATTTGGCACCAGCCGCGATATCAGGAATAGCCTGGTCAACGACATACGGCACCTGCAGAACTGTAGCAGGTGCGCCACCGATAATGTTCGGTAACCAGAGCGGGCGGCCCTGTCCGTCCTCCATTTCCTCCACCAGCTGCAACGTTGCATCGTTAAAGGCCCAGCGCACCTTTGGACCGTTACGGTATGCCGGGTCGACAGAGTGCTTCAGTGCGTTCAGCTCTTTCCAGGTAAAGGTGGTCGCTGCTGCGGTATTTTTGGTTCCAGTTACCGACGCAGCCAGCCCTTTAGGCTGCAGCGGGGTGCCGGTGCCGGTCCCTAATACCAGATACTTCGCTTCACCACGTCCGATGCGAGTGGCGATACGCGCGGCCAGGAACGCCTCGATGTCTACGCCGCTGTCCTGGAGCAGTTCATTGGATACGCGAATGATTTTAGAGGACAGTTTTTTAGCCCCCAGCGTTGCACCGCCGAAAGACACGTCTTCTTCACTGGTTTCAGTGTTTTCGCCCAGCAGTTCACCTTCTTCAGTGGTACCGTCAGAGGTTGCCCAGTCAATGTCCTGGCCGTTGGCGGTATTCAGAATTTGCGCCACACTGGCAATTCCACCGTAATCTTTCAGTGCTTCGACGATCTTATTGCGGAACTGGGTTGGTACGGTGTAACCCCCTTTTTCATCCGGCGTCGTGCCCTGAGCACGCAGCTCCTTTAAAGCCTGGCGTTCTTCAGCGCTCATCTCGCCAAGACCACGGCGCAAAAACGCATTAAACGCCGCAGCACGGCGTTCGTTAGCCTGTGCTTCCGGGTTTGCTGGATCACGATTCTGCTGCTGGCGCTGTTCCGGCTCGTTTTCGTGGATATAGTCCTGATCCTGGCGGCGCAGTTCCTCTTCGCGTGCAATACGCTCATCAAGGGCGTCAAGCTCCGATTTTGCAGCGTTCCACTGAGTACGCTGTTCATCGGTCCAGGGGGTATCACCAATTTTGTCATGCAGGGCACGCATATCTTTGGCGATGGTGTTACGTTTTTGCTTCATTTCATGCAGTTTCATGATTTTTCCTTACGCGTTAAGAAGGGTCAGCAGGCGCTCACGCGCCATTCGTTGATTAATGGCGTTCTTTAGCGCACCGCTGTCGCGCGCCTCCTGCCAGGCTTTCATCGATCGGACGCCGGAGTCGGCCTCCTGATATGCGGGATAAGTCACCGGACTGACATCAAACAGCCGGGAAAACTTCGATATTTCACGAATAACGATCCCTTCATCGTCCTGGTACCAATTTTCACCGTCATGGGATACCCGGAAGGCAAAAGATGACTGGTTAATGTCACCGCGCATCATCGGCGCCAGCACCAGATCGCGGATAGTTTGCGTATCCGGCGCTGTAATGTCGTAACGCAGGCCGCGCTCATCGACAGACAGGGATAGCGTCCCGGCAGCGCTCCGTCCCAGAATAAAGTTGGGGTCATGGTTAAACAGCCCGCGAACATCATCATTCAGCACATCGTCAAATGCTCCGGGCTTGATGATTTCACGGAATCCCCACAGGGGTTCAGAACGGCTGTTGAACACCGAGCCATAGCCCAGAATGCGGGTAGGTTCATCGGTGCGTTGCTCGGCTCTGACCTCCCCGCTGTAACAGCGCGTTTCACGGTCATTCATTGGGCTTTTCCTCGTCGGTTTTAGGTGCCTTAAAATCGTCTGCGGGGTTCGCGGCGTTAACGCTCACCAGCATTTCATCCAGGCCATCTACCGGATTCATGTCTTCGAAGGCTCGCGCTTCATTGCGGCTCATCCAGCCATCAGTGATCGCAAAGTGGTAGAACTGAGCACGTTCCTGCGGGGTCCCGCGTAGCAGGCCTGTCAGGTTAAACCTGACGTAATACCCGGCGGCCAGTTCAGCACGGGTGAACAGGCGGCGATTGAGTTCCTGTTCCCAGTTCGTTACCCACGGCATGATCGTGTAGCGGACAAACTGAATGGCCTGTTGCGTAATATTTGAGAAAGTGGCTTTTTCGAGATCGTTAATCATGTGCGCCGGTACATTAAATATCCCGGCAATCATCGACCGATTCAGCTTCGACATATCAATGATCTGGGCATCAACCGGGGAAACGGTGAGCGCTTTGTAATCCAGCTCTGCCGGGAGAAGCATTGTTTTATTCTCCTGGCTGCGCAAAGCAGCTGTAGCTTTTTGCCACATGCTTTTTAAACGCCCCCAGCTTTCTTCATTCAGCTGGCTTTTCACCGAAATAATGCCAGCGGGTCGCGCATTACCGTTGAAGAATGAACTGGTATAAGCCTGCCCGCTCATCCCCATTCCTATCGTCTCGGCATGCTGCATAATTGGGCTAAGCCCCATTTTCTGGTTGTTACCCAGCGCCCGGATATGCACCATATCGTCGGGATTGACGGCAAACGCCCCCTCTTCGTTGTAAACGCCATAGGTATACCGACCACCCGTGTTAAGCAGTGTCGTTTCCCAGGGCATGCAGCATTCCAGCCCGGAAACTTCACCACGACGGGAACGCTTCACCCAGGTGTAACCATTCCCCCAGCCCAAAATATGACGCTGTTTTAGCTCACGCCACTTATAGCTGGTCTGCCACATATTCGGCTCATCGTGAACCAGGTAAAACACAGGGTGATCGCGGGCAGCTTCAACCTTGTTATTGGTTTTCCGCATAACATGCAGTGGCATCTGAGCGATATTCGAAGAGATAACGTAAATACAGGCATACACCGCAGCCAGCTTCATCGCCGTTTGCGGGCTGACAAATACGTCCTGGGCAAACACGTTATCTGTTTCTGCCGACTCACTCGTGATCGGCGTAGCCGGGTTTTCCAGTGGTTCACTGCGAAAAAGAGCATCAAGCAGCATTATTCCCCCTCATTGCCGCTAACAGCGCATAAATGAGTAGCAGGGTTCCCGACATCATCAGAGACATCGCCAGCCCGAACTGGAGATACACGCCAGCAGCAAGCGAACCGAACCCGGTAAGCCCGATAGCATCAGTGATTAAAGTTTTCATAGAAGTAAAAGGTCTTCGTCAGGGTCGATAGTGGACAGGAAGTCAACTTCACCACCACCGTTAACAAGCAGGCGACTCATCGCAATAAACATCGCGACAGGGCCGTCAATTTTGTTTTCTGGGGTGGCCTTGTTGGGGAAAATATTCTCGTTTTTGTCTGGTTTGACGGTGACGTTTGACATCATCCAGGTCATTACCGGATTACCGTCGTGATGAAAACGCCCGGCGTAAATCTTGGCCTCGACTTCCTTCATCGCTTCTGACAGGTTTTTCACCGTCTGAGGGACTTCAACAATAGGTATTCCTTCAGCTGCTACCGACAAAGCAAACTGAGTGGCACTCCAGGGGTCGTACGCGAATTCATTCAGTGATTCACCGCGTGCCCACTCGATCGTTTCCTCTTTAATCACGGCATGGTCAATAACATCCCCATCAGTAAATTCCAGATATCCCGCTTGATTCCATTTACGGTAAAGTTCCGCCTGCTGTTTTGTGCAGGCTTCCAGCCGTCCCTCAGGTATCCAGAATCGGGAACGCGCGTAAACATCACCATTTGGGGCAAGCCATACTTTAACCGCGGCTGAAATATCAATTTTGTTGGAAAGATCAACGCCGAGCCACATTGACCAGCTGGCCGTAGTTGAGTCATCCCAGGTATCGCGGCATTTTTCCCAGCGCGACATATCCATCCACGCTTTTTCACCCTGCACCCAGATATTGAGATGCTTGGTAAAAAATCCGACCCGCGCTGCCACCTGCTCTTTCGCCTTTTTAGCCAGGCGACGCATATCATCCCATCGCTTACAAACACCCAGACCGGGATTTGCTTTCGGCCAGTTTGCCTCGTCGAAAGGATCGTCACCCTCATCCAGGGTATAAATCAGTGCGAAATAGCTATCATCTTTCGGTGATAGAGGGTCCGGGTTGTCAAAATTTTTCAGCAACTTAATGGCATAATCACGCTGCTCGTAACAAATACCCTCTTTATTAAATCCCGCAGTAGTGATCGCGAAGATAAGAGACTGTAGTCGGGCGCCGGTTGCCGTTTCGAGAACTTCCCAGACATCTCGGGTTTTATGCGCATGGAGCTCATCAACAATCCCGCAGTGAATATTCAGACCGTCGAGGTTGTTCGCATCACTGGCTACAGGTTCAAACTTAGAGCCTGTCCGCTCCTGGTGAATATTCAGCTTATTGCTGCCAAATAACCGCCCCAGAGTTTTCGGGGCCAGCTTAATCATGCGTTTGGCATCATCAAACACAATGCGGGCCTGATCCCGGGTGGTTGCAGCGGAATAAACCTCAGCGCCGCCCTCACCATCAGCGCCAGCCATATAAAGGCCGATTCCAGATGAAAGCGTTGATTTTGCATTCTTACGGGCTACTTCGTCATAAGCGGTACGAAACCGTCGTACAAACATGGGTTCGCCGTCGTCATCCAGAACTCCTTCACACGTAATTTCATCTATCAGCGGGACGACAAACCCAAAAAGATTTATCAGGATAAAAACGTGCCAGTCCATCAGCTCGATGGGCTTGCCGGTCAAATGCCCCTTCACGTGGGGAACAAAGTTATAGAAATCGAGAACGTGCTGGGCGCGGCCTTCATCAAAATAAACACCGCGCGCCGGGCCGTGTTCTAAATCATGAAAGAACCGCTGGCACGCAAGACGCACCAGCTCGCCAGCAACGATATCGCCAGATACCACGCGCTCGGCGTAGCGAAATCCATCTGCAACGGTTGCCATTCATCATTTGCGCTTTTTAAGAAATTCTTCCAGTGGGTCGGCTTCTGCCGGGACTTTTGCACCAACCTTTGATCGGCTGGCAGGTGTCATGCCGAATTCGCTCAGCATCGCTCTGATCCGTTTCCACGCATCAGCCTTCATGACTGCTGCAGGGTGCGGTTTTATCATTCTGATTTCCCGCTCCCCTCCTTCATCTGAATCATCTTCGCTGTAGACGGCATAGGTATAACCTTCACGATCAAGAGTGTCGCAGTGATGCCGGTATTCAACATAGGCTTCTATCAACAACTCCAGCGCTTTAGCATCAAGCGTGGTCAACACGCCGACGGCATCAAGTTCCTCACCAATACGCTTGAACCAGTACTTACCTTGCTTATCGAAATGTTTCGGTATTGGGGGGACCCCTGACGGGGGTTTTGGCTCGTTCTTATTGATCGGGCGTTTGGATGGGTTCCCCTTCACTAAAGCCAGATGTGTCGGGGTTTTCGGTGGTCCTGGCATAATCGAAAACTCCTATTAATCATCGGATGGGGGACCCCAAAAAAAAGTTTTCTAACCTGCGGCGGTGTGAAAAAAGGTTAGGCGGCGGTCCTTTGGGCCTTTGCCATCAGGGATTTGACCCGCCCCTGCTGTCATCCAAATGGGAATTGATATCATTTGAAACGTTCACGCCCTGTTTTCGTTCTGTGACAGGGCCAGCACAGGCTTTCAAGATTCGAATCATCATCGGTACCCCCATGAGCTTTAGCCTTGATATGGTCCACGGTCTTAGCTGCTACCGCACGACCGTTGCGCAGACAGTTCTGACACAAGTGATTATCACGCTTAAGGATGCGGGCACGCTTAATATCCCACTGGCTACCATAGCCGCGCTCATGCCTGCTCTTGCCCTGCTGATGTTGTTGCCAGCCTTCATTGCGGTGTTTCTCGCAATAGCCTGAGCGGTCGGTGGTTGTGCATGCGCATCCACGCTTACGGCAGGCTCGAGGAATTAATGAGGGCATCTTTTATCCTCACCTATGAAAAATCCTGGTGATAAGTAGTTATACGAAACGCATAAAAAAGCCCCGCATAAACGAGGCCATTAATATCATATAGCTAGTGATTAAATATATTTATCTAATTGCTTCGCAAGTATCCTGTTAAACAATTCTTTTGAAACAGTTACTAATGTCCCGATGCTTGCATCTTTGAAACCTGTTTTTAATGCTTTCCACACTTCTTTATTCCGGATAGCCTCTAAAAAATCATGCCCGTTTGCTGTGAGACGTAGGGGTAAAAGAGCCCAGGAACCTCCGCCATCTGCTGATTCGAAGAATCCAAACCCGCTATCACCATCAGTTCTTGCTATCAAGTTGCGATCATCCAACAACCGCATATGGAATAAAAACTCTGGGGTTTGATAACTAAATCCGAGATCATGCAATTTTTGTATATCTGTTTCTGGTTTATCAGAACACTCAAAAGCTTCTAGCAACCCCTTCAAATACTCATGATCTATTTTCATGCAAAATCCTCCGTCACATTTCCTTGGATAATTTAGCATTATCACAGGCACTCAGTGAATGCCTGCTGTAATGCCTTAGCTCGCCTGCTCTGCGATGGTATCAAACAGCGCCAGTGCTTCGGTCGCTTCCTGAATCGCTTTACGGGTCTTCGAGACAATCTCACTTTCAGTGAAGACGCGATCGAAAGAGTCAGCGAATAGCTCAGCTTTCAGATTGCTATCACCAACCCAGTCAATGGCCAGCTTGGCCGCTGCAGTGTCGTAGTTAACTTTCTTGATGATAGTCAGTCGGATTTGTTCTGCAGGTGTGATTTCTGTCATGTGTTACCTCTGTGCGATGTGGGGAGCATTATCGAAGCCACTCGGCAGAATGACTCCTGTAATGCTTTGCCACTTCCCGGAGTGGCCACGCTCATGCCCTTGAGTTGCTGTCGCATCATCGCCGCTTATAACCGGTGCACGTTTGGCATTCGCGCTGCTTTACCGGAGCTTATTGTTATCTATGAACCCTTACCCATCACTACACAGGCTCGCCATTACGCGACTCGGGGCAGCATCACTACTGCTACATTGCCTTTCGGCTGCGTCCTATCCGCTTATTGCTTCATTGCTTTATCCTCGGGTGGGGATAGTTGGTGATTTATCCCTTAGTGGGGTTAAGGTTCGGGCAGTTAGCCTGCACCGCTTTGTTGTGCGCCAGAATGTCGCGCTTGGTCTGCTTATCCAGCACATCGATATCGTGGTCAGTCAGGTAGATGATCCGCACCCAACTGCAGGCCGTATCAACGACTACCGGGGCGGGTAAACTTTTCGCGCAGCTCCCGATCAACATAGTCATCAGGCATATGGCTAACAGTCTGCTGTACATCACTGGCCCCTTTCATGACTTCCACCTTACGTTCTGCCGCGGCGACGGTGGCGGCGGCGTTCTCTTCGCTGCGCTGCTGCTCGGCCTTTGATTCAGCCTTACTGGTCCCGCGAGCATGACCAATGCCGAACGCACCAGCAATAGCAGCCAGGATGACAACCACCAGCCCCGCGATAATTTCGAAGCTCATTGCTGCGGCTCCTTCAGTTTGTCGGCCTTATCTTTCAATGCTGGCTGGCGCACGTATTGCGATAACACGGCCAGCACCACCAGCGCAGGGCTAATCAACGCAACGATGTTTGGCGGCAGGATGTTTTTGATATCCGGCGGCAGCACCGCCCAGGCGTGCAGCGCAGCATCCGGGAACGACTGCGCCCATACACCAACCAGCGCACCGAAAACTCCCAGCTTTACAGACCACGTTTTCAGCAGCAGGCTGGCATGCCCTACGAACTCCAGCCGGGTATATTTGCGCAGAAGTAACAGAACGAGCACAGCCACCAGCACGAGCAAAGCGAAAATGATCATCTTCATAGGACACGCTCCTTAACCCAGCCGTAGAGAAAATCCTCGTTGGCTTCGCGTCCCTCCGCCAGTTCGAGATATCTGGCCCCCTGGCTGCAGTTCAGCGCGCGCAAAAGAACCTGTTCACCCTCTTTCCCGCGGGCTGAAAGATATCCCTTAAGCGCGGTGATGGTTCGGGGGCCAATGGCACCATCCGGGATCAGATCGGGATACAGCTTTCCACGCATATTCATTGCGGTCAGCCAGCGCTGAAAGAACTTACTGGCGACGCTGGGCCCCATGTTCACGCCGGTGTCGCAAAGTTCCTCTGCCAGTAACGTAGACAAACTCGCTACCTGGTCGAACCGGGGGCCGGTCCAGTAATCGCTCAGCAGGATTTGCTTTGCTGTTTCCCTGGGCAGGTCTCGCATATCACCGGTGTAGCCATGTGCGCGTGCTGTGGTTTGCGTGATGCCCCAGCGGGTTGGCCCGCCTTTATCAGAGGGGTGATCGACATAACCACCCTCTTTTCCGAGGATCCCCTCGATAATCTTTTCTGCTGTCATTGTGCTTTCACTCCGGTAATTCGTTCCCAGAAATACGTGAGCGCTACGGAACCCATAGCGCCACTGATACCGGCAGTGGCCAGTATCATGTAAATACTCAGGCCACCTTCAATGCTGATGAGCCCACCAATGACCCCGGTAAACGCCGAAACCACAATCTGCGCAAAAGCATTTATCCAACTCCATTTCGCTTTTCCCTGCTTCACATCCATCAGGAATCGGACAAGGCCGCCCCAGCCAGCAATGATCAGCAGAGCCAGCCATGTGATTCCGGCCATGCTTTCTTTGTCTTGCATATGCTTTGCCATAGGTTCACCTCCGGGTTAACGGGGTGCTGTGTGTTTGAAAGGGTCAGGCCCATCGGGCTGATTTAACAACGAGCTTTATCGATGATGATTCCCGTGAGCCTGAAATGAAAAAGGCCGCGCATAAGCGCAGCCTCAAATGATTTGTTCCTCAGCTTGCCGGGGAGACTTATTCATGGCGAAAAAAAGCCCGCTCAGAGGGGCGGGCAGAAGGTAGGAAATACTGATTCTTCAACGGAACGAGGCGCACCTAATAGTCCGAGCTACCGATTTACCAGGAGATCGCTCGTTTTCCGTTACTACCTTTTAAACATAGCTGGAGAAGCCGAAACGGCAA